AACCGTCTGCGTTTCGCGTATGGTTACCGTTTCAATGACTTTAGGGCTGCAGGCGGCTATAAGTAACGCGCTTGCCCACATTGCGGGCGCGGAGTATTTCACGTTTAAGGTCTTTGGGGTTGTAGCTGACGTGTACCCACTGGGGCTGGGTATCGTTTCCGAACTCGTAAATAAGCTGGGTAAACATGGCGTTCGCCTTTAGCCAGTCGTACAGCTTTCGGTGGTTACCGTCCGGGCTTTGCAGGTCCGCCGCGTAGCCCCAAAGGTGGTCGCTGCGTACTGCCCCGTTTACGGCTGCGTTAACTAGTTTCGATCGGTAGCCACTGGTTACGTTGACTGGCCCCACTGCGTCGCGTAGGGGTTGTAGTACCTTTTCTGCGAGTAGTTGCAAATTCTGCACCACCTGCGGGCTTGGTGTATTGTCCAGGTCGTGCCTGGTCTTCGTTAGTTCCTCTAACGTAAAGTTGGCTGTTAGTCTTTGGCCCATAGTAAACCGATTATAGCCGGCAAAAATACACCGGCTTCGGTTAGTGTGGCCTTACCGAACCAAACTAAAATAAAGGCCAGCATAAATAGTATGCCGGCGATTACGCTAGTTTTAGGATTCTGGGTTATTCTTTTTAACATCTTTGCGCCACTGGTAAAGGGTGTAACCGATTGTAAGGCAGAACGATAGCACGCCAACGATCGGCATAATCTGCGCAGCTAGTGCGCTTATTCCGTTTAGTACCCAGGCACCGGCTATGTGGTCGTTACTCATCGCCCCACTGCATACCGGCGAACTGGTGCGCTTCCTTACCAGGTGCCACGTTAACGGTGTAGGTAGCCCAGCCGGTTAGGGGTTTGTCGGTCCACAAAATGTCAACCGAAAGCTTCGCGGCTTGCTTTGTGCAAACCTGCATACCTTCCTCGTTGGTGCCCCACTCCGTGCAAAGCTTGCCAATTTCCACTACGGCCGTAACCTTTTCGGGGTCGTACTCGGTCAGCTCACCGCCTTCAATATCGGGGAACGTCTTTTGAATCTTTGCCTTCATTTCCGCCCACTTGGCGTCCGTGAATTCGTACTTTTTCCAGGTCATAGCGCTGTTAATTCTGCCAATTGGGCGTTAGTTAGGCGGGTCTTGAATAGTAGGGCTTGCTTCATTGAGCTGCTATAATTGAACGGTGAACCAGCTTCAGCGTATCCACCTACCTCAACCTGCGAAAGTCCCGAAGGAACTGACCCGCTTGTATCGGTTCCGATTTGTGTACCGTTAACATAAAAAACAAAGTCATTATTTTTGTATGCTGCCGCGAATTTAATATTTTGGCCAACGGTGTAACTGCCGGTAATAATAAAGCATTGCTGTGTTACTCCACTCCAAACTTGCATAGATATTCTATTCGATGAGCTGTTTTCTATATACACAGCATTTCCGTAAGAACCGGCAACGCTTAAAAACATGTGCATTTCGGGAACGATACCCGTAAAGGTAAACTCACCAAAAACAGTCCCCTCCGTCTGCCCAATCAAAGAGCTGATACCCGTTTTGCTGCACGCATCCGCCAAACGCGTTACCGCTGCGGTGGTGGTGTTAATTAGGCTCGTTGGGTAAGCGCCGGCTTCTGCCTGGGCGCCATAAACAATTATGCTGCTTGTTCCATTACCAGCATAAGAAGCAAAACTATTTGCATTGCTTAAACCAATTTGCATTGATGAAGTCCCAGCAACTGCCGTAAATGTCAAAGTGCAACGATAATAACCATTAGCATATTGCGTAACGGTTGCAGTTCCTCCTGATTCGGCAGCAACTACGCCTGTTGACAAATTAAATGCAGCGAATGCGCCAGTATTAACTCCCTCGCGCAGTATTAAAGTTCTTGTTCCGCTACCCAATTTTGCAAAAATTGAGTAAGTTGTAGAAACGGCACTTGATGTAAAGGTTTGTTGTATAAAATGAAATCCAGTTGCAGAATTTTCTACAATAGAATCGGCATTAGCTGTTCCATCGGGCGAAGTTGAGGCATTTGCAGAAACACTTACCTCATCTTTACTCCAAGCCGCATTATCAAAGGCCGAACTGTAAGTGAGTACGTTCGAACGCTGGGGCTCCAGCTGTAATTTCGGGCAAGTTGAACCCAGGTAATCCAAAGGCGGTACGTTGCTGGCAACGGTTTCAATTAGTCCGCTGGCGTTTACGCGGGTAGCGGTGCTGGCGCGGCTAAAATTTAGCTGGCCGTCAGTCGTTAACGGCTTTTGGGCGTAGACCTTGCTAGCTTTGTAGCCCGAAGGGACTACTACTAGGCTGGCTAAATCGTAAAATGGCGTACTCATAGTAGGTTCGCAATGGCGTTAATTGTACACTCGCGCGCTTCCGCTGTTCCGCTGTCAGCCAATACGTAGGCTTCGTAGGCGTCCCAAATTGGGGCGGCGTAGTTTCCTCCAGTAAAGATAGTTATAAATTGTGCCGTGTTCATAGGGTGCAAGTGTTAAGCTCCACTATACCGCCATCCGCGTAAACGTAGGCGTAGTAAGCTAAATTAGGCGGTAAGTAAAATGTTTGCTGCATTATGCCTCCAGTTCAAAGGTTGGACGCTTCACGAGTAGATCGTTTGGTACCAGTTCGTAGCTAAAAAATTGTACGTAGGTGGCGCGGCAGCTGTCCCAGGTGTAGGTAAACGAAATGGGAATATAATAGCTCGTTCCCCAATACCCGAAATGCGTAAACCTAGCGGTACCGTGCATATCTAACTCGTAGTATTCCTGGGGCTGACCGCGCTGCATGTTTAGGCGCTGGGCCGTAATCTGCAAAAGCGCGTTAAAGGTGCTGACCGCCTGGCCCGCGTCAAAACGGTACTCAATCCAATCATCAATATTATTACCGGACGGGTATAAAAATGCTTGGGTACTTGGCGTGCCTACCGGAATATCACCTAAGCGAGTACGAAACGAAAGCTTTTGCCCCAAAATACGAGCGCTATTGTCTGCCCGATAGGTGGTTTCGTTTTGCCCCGTGCCGTGAAGACGTATATCGTATTTCATGGTCGGCACAGTTAATCCCAAACCGTCGCCGCTAACCTGCACGACTTCTAGGTAAATCCAAACCTGGTCACGTCCAAGGGCTGGCGTAGATGGTATATGGTAATTGTTCAAATTATGTTCCACAATAACAATTCCCGGCGTACCGCCTGCCGTTATGCGGCCGCTTTCGGTAAAGGTCATGTAAAGATTATTACCCCACGTGCTGGCGTCGGTGCTTTGCGTTCCGTAAACTAGCCACAAACGAAATTCAATGTCGTACGCGCTATCGTAATCACCGCCATAACTGGCTACGGTACGCATTGTGGTATTGTAAAAATCAAAGTGCGTAGTTCCGTCCCCAACGTACGAGCCAAGGGGAATGCCCTGGGCGGTTGTATATACTGGGTTTGACGTTGTGCCGGTAATTACAGTGTGCTGAACTCGGCGCAGGGTGTCTTGATACGCAAACTGCGTGGTTCCGTACTCGTGGACGATGTCCAGCTGTTTGACGGCCGGTAGATACATTTTAGTACCCCCTGCGATGACTTGTCGGGTCTGCACGGTGGAGAAGCTTCGACGCACTAGGAAAGTGCCGGAAATCGAATAAAACGAATACGTACTATCATTTACCCTGGTAAGGTCTTGAAATACAATAAAGCCACGGTCCTGGTACATGCGAAACCCGAAGCATACGCAAAAATCCGTTAATACTTCGCGGTAGGTGCGGTAGTTCTTGCTTTCGTCGTAGTATACGAGAGCATGTCGAGAAAGGGTATTGTAAAGCCCGTCGTATTCGTATGGGAACGTTTCACCTGCCTGGCGCGTGGTATCGCTTACCGCTATTCCGTCAAAAATGCGGTGTAGTCCCAGGCGGTTAAAGATATCCCCAATCTGCACGATTAAGCGTTTATCGCCCGTGTAGGTATACATGGACGAATCTAGGTCGAGCTTATAAAAGCTATCTGCGGCCACCATCGTCATAAATCGGGCGCCGTTTATTACTTCAATCGTACATGCGCTTGGGGTAATAGCTCCGGCCCACTCCTTCGAGAGTCCCTGCCATAGTTCCATATAAAAAATGCCGTCGGCGTCTTTGGCTACCTGCTCAAGTGACGGAGCGAAAGGGAACGTAGTAAGCACGGCGTTTACCGTCATGCGGCTGGGTACAATACCTGGCTGGTATGCGTCCTGCGCGTCGTAGGTTACTTCCCAGCTAGCCGTTTCGAACTCGAACGGGTTGTACGATATTTGGTCCGTATCGGCAAAAATCTTAATGGTGTAGCCCTTGGAATCCGACCAGGCAAAACGCTGCTTTGCCATTATCCTAGCATCATTTGACGGTTATCACTTCGAAGGGTTGCCAAACTTATGTCGTACCCGGTTACCTTGGCGTTAAGGTTTAATACCCCGCCTTCCCCGAATAGCCCGCCTAGGCCGGTGCTTTGGGAAATTGCGCCAAACGCTGCGGTAAAACTTCCGCCGGTAACCACGCTAAATACTGCGGCAAGTGCAGCCGTTGCCGCTAGTGCTGCGGCCATTTGCTTCACGTAATCCAATAACGCCTTTTTAATGACGTTGAAAAAATCTTCACCGTTTGTAAGCGAGGCCGTAAATGCTTGGGTAAGTACGTTACCGAACATTTGGCCTACCGTAGCGGCTGCCTGCAATTCTTTGCTAAAATCTTTTACCGTCGCTAAAAGCGGAACTAGCTCGCCTTCGGTTTCGCTAATTTCCTCTATGTCAATGGGTACGTAACTGCCCAATACTTCCTCACGGGTGATGCGTTCCGTTTCGCCCGCGGTCGCTTTGCGCAGTTGACGCTGGGTATTTTCTAGCTGCCCGATTATGTCTAGTAATTCTTTGTAGCCGTCCGTGGTTTTCTTTACCGCGTCCGTCGCTTTTACGTTTGCGTCGGTAAGGGCTGCGCCAAGGGCTGGCGCCTTCATCGTGGTATCTTGTATAACCGTGTTTGCAGCCTTTAGGCCGTCTAGGTACATGCGGATTTCGGCTCCGCCGGTTACGTTGGCGTAGCTGGCCACGTAGGCTAGTCGCTGCCACAACGTGAGCTGCCCGCTTAACAGCGTGGTAATGGCCTTTAAGCCTTCGGCCACAAACGAAAGGAACCCGGAATATACGGGCAGTAATGCGGTACCGATTTGCAGTTTTAGGTCTTCAATGCTAGCGCGCTGGCGGTCTAGTGCGTCCGCTGCACTTTCTGCGCCTGGTCCGATTGTGTCCAGGGTCTTTTGCATGGCAGCACCCAGGGCCTCGGCGTATGGTACTCCCGCTGCAATTTGCTCTTTAAGCTCTTTGACGTTAATGCCTACCTGCTCAAGTCCTTTTGTGCTTTCTTTGGCGAAGGCTGTTTGCAGCTTGTCAGCAATTTCGTCAAAGGCCATGCCGGTGGCGTCGCTCAACGCGTTGGCGTACTCCAGCTGTTTCGAGAGCTGGTCAATGCCCGTGCCCTGGCCTACGGCCTTCACTGCGCGCTCCATTAACTGAAGCTTGCTTATTTCGCCATCCGTTGCCGCCTGGAGCTGCATAAGCTGACCAGCAGTGCCAATGTTCGCGAAAGCTACTTGGACGTTCTGCGCCTCGGCTGCCAGGTTAATGGCTTCCTTGGTAAAGTTCATTATTTCGGAGCCGGCAAAAGCAGCACCTATAAGGCCCCCAAGGTTCGTCAGCATTTTGGACGTCTGCTTCAAGCTCGCGTCTACTTGCTGAATCCCCTTGCGGAACTCGTTAGGGTCTAGCCCTAGAATTACCTTACTGGTTACGTCCATAGCTCCTTAATAATGCCCGTAGGCTACTTTCTTGTTTCTCGTCTTCAAATTTAAGTAGGTCCGTTTCGGTTACCACCTTTTTAACGGACTTACCACTAATGTTTACCAGTACTGCCGCTAGCCATCGCTGGCGTCGCCACTCGTCTTTTTCCTTTTCTAAAGCGTGCCTAAAAACCGCTTCCAGTTGTGCCAGCGTTAGGGTTTTGGCCTCGCTTGGGGAAAGCCCCAAACGTCCCACCAGCTGACCCAATACGTCTATTGGGCCGCCGGCTGGGAAAAAGGGCCGTTAAGCCGCTGGGTAAGTTCGGAAATATCCCAGGCCCCTGCCATGGCTTTGAACTCGTCGAAGCTTGGGCGGTCGCTGACGTTCCAAAATTCTTGTGAGTAAAGCATGGCTAGCATATCTGCTAGGCCTAGATTCCCCATGTCGGTAACGGTTTTTCCCGTGACCTCTTCAAACAAAAGCGCTGCCCCCAGCGTAAACTTTTTCCCTTCCATCGCTATTTATTTTTTAGTTTGTTCCTACGGTGAATGCTCCGGTTCCGTTCAGTGTGAACGTAACGCTTCCGTTATCTTTGTCCGGTGCAGTTACCGAAAGCTGCGAAAGGATCGCGTCGCCTTCTATTTTAGTTTCGCCAGTTACGGGCGTAACAGTTCCGGCAGCTACTTGAGTAACGCGAATCTTAACGATGTCGCCAACCTTTGAATACAGCTCGTCTACGTTCCATTTAGCCGCGTCGTCATCGCCCAAAAGGGTTGTGCCACTGATGGTCCAGGTTTTGGCGCTGGTTACGTAGGTGCGGAACACTGCTACGTCTTTAGACGTGGTTTCGCGTGTGTCGGCGTTTAGCTCGATGCTGCACTCCGTTTCTGCGGCAAACGCTTTGTAGGTCGTTCCGCCGTCAGCTGATAAGAAAAGACGGACTTCGCCGCCGCTGATATTGCTCATGTCAATAATTGATTAAAAAAGTGAAATCTGCGGCAAGTATTACCGTTTCGTCGTCTTCGTTGTAGAACATTTGTAAACCCTGCATGTAGGCAAGGGTGAAAGTCGTTTCGGCTGCTACGCCTAGGGTTTCTGCCGCACAGTCTTCGCCTTCAAGGCTCCCGCTGTCGCTGTTGACGTAATCCACATACATAGGAATAACGCGCGGGTAGTGTTGTAGGTGGTGGCGAATCTGCGAAAGTTCTGCCTGGGCTACGTCTGCGTCGGCGTAGTGCATAAAAAGCGTAACCGCTACACGCTCGGCTTTGTATTGGTCTTTGGTTTCGCTAACCTCTAACCCGTTGACCTGCAATACTATAAAATCCTCGGCCACGCCCTGCGGGGCTGCGTAGGCGTAAACTCGCGTGCTAGTTGACGCGCTCACGGCTTCGTGGATGTATTGCAAGTAGTTCAACGCAGGTGCTGCTTTATTCGCTTCTGTACAAAGTTAGTAATTTTTTGCGCTGCCTTTTCGGGTACGTTGGTATCGTCTAGCGCTTTATCTATAAAACGCTTGGCCGTGAATCCTTTTTTCGTGCCACCGAAAAGCTGCCAAGGTGCGTAGTAAGCGCCCTTTTTACCGCTGGACTTAATGCCGACTACTACGTAGGCCTTTACTTCGCCTTTGTTGCTAAATGCGCCTATGCTTCGGTAAAGGTTCATAAATGCTCCGTTGGTGCCTTTTACTACGGTTTGGCCTTCACGGTTGCGCCAGCGTCCTTTCGCTGTAACGTCATTATAAGCCTCTTGGCGGGCCTTTTGAACTAGTGGCTGTGCTTCGCGTTGTAGCAAGGCTCGAAGCTCCCTAAAACGCAAAAC